AGTGTCTGCCGGATGAGCGGGGTCCGGCGAGGGCTGCGCTCCATCGTCAGTTGGCGTTGATCTCGAAGGAGATTCAGGCGCTCGATGATGTGGCGCTGCAGGCGAAGCTTGAAGCGGCCGAGGATGTTGGCGAAGCCGAGGCTTGGAACGCTGAAGCTATCTGACGCTGCCCGCAAGGTTTCTGTCCCGTCTGGGATCACGTCGACGATGTGGCCTGCGGTGGAGCGGATCTGTCGCGGGAAGCTTGGCATCACGTTCGATCCGTGGCAGGACCAGGCGGGCATGCTGGCACTCGCCAAGCGTTCTGATGGGACGTTCGCGGCGGCGATCGACGGTGTAGGTATGTCGATCTGCCGACAGGCCGGCAAAACGTTCTGGCTTGCCGGGTTGGTCTTCGGGTTGTGCATTCTGCGGCCGGGCACGTTGGTGGTGTGGTCGGCGCATCATGCCGCGACGCACGGCGAAACGTTCTTGTCGATGATTGCGTTCACGGAGCGGTTGCGGGTCGCCCCGTATATCGGCCAGGTGTTCCGTGGATCGGGTGAGGAAGAGATCCGGTTCCGTAACGGTTCGCGGATCTTGTTCGGTTGTCGTGAGCGTGGGTTCGGGCGCGGTATCCCTGGCGTCGATGTGATCGTTGCGGATGAGGCGCAGATCATGACGGAGAAGGCTGTGGACGCCATGATCGCGACGATGAACACGTCGTCGTTGGGCCTGGCGTTTTATGTGGGCACACCGCCTGCGCCGGAGGATCCGTCTGATGCGTTCACGCGGATGCGTAAGAGTGCTTGGGATGGAACGCTCACTGACGGTGTGTGGATTGAGTTCGGCGCTGAGCCTGGTGCTGATCCATCGTCGCCGAAGACGTGGCGGGTGAATCCGTCATATCCGCATCGGACGCCGCGGCGGTCAATCGTCCGGTTGCAGCGCAAGCTGTCTCCGGAGTCGTTCCTGCGTGAGGGTTTGGGCATCTGGGAGGAGTTCGACCGCTCGACAGGTGCATTCCCGTCGGATGTGTGGGCGGCGCTTGTCGACGCATCCTCGAAGCCTGGTGTTGACCTTGTGTTCGGCGTCTATGTGAACGTGCCTGGCACGAATGCGGCGATCGCGGTCGCATCCGAACGCTCTGACGGTGTGCGGCACATCGAGATCCTGCCGGATTCGGGTGGTGTTGAGAAGTTGTCGGGTTGTTCATGGGTGGCTCAGCGGGTGATTGAGCTGTCGCAGCGGTGGTCTCCGCGTGCGGTGGTGATCGATAACCATTCAAATGCGGGTGCGATCGTCGCGGAGATTGAGGCGGCTGGTGTCACGGTCACCACGACGTCGCCAGTGGATCGGGCGCGTGCCGATAACGGGTTTGCGGGTGCTGTTGATGCGGGCACGATTCGTCATCTTGGTGATGCGCGGCTGACGTCGGCGGTGTTGGGTGCATCGTGGCGTGAACTCGCTGACTCGCGCGCGTTTAACCGGAAAGGAAAGGGCGCGGATATCACCGAACTGGTGGCGGCGTCACTCGCGCTGCATGGGCTTTCTGTCGAGACGGTCGCCGAGTCCGCGTATAACGCGGACGACTACGACTTCATGATGCTGTGAGGAGGTGTTGATGGCTATTTCCGCGTGGCTTAAGTGGCCGAAACTGATCGTGCCTGATGTGAACACCACCGCCGCGCCGATTATTGACTACATCTCACTACGGGTTGAGCATCAGTCGGTCGAGGAGTTATGGACAGAGCAGCCGCACCTCCGGACCGTGGTTGACTTCCTGGCCCGCAACATTGCCCAGCTCGGACTGCAAGCCTTCGAGCGGCAGGATGACGGCGGACGTGAACGAGTGCGCGATTCAACGCTGGCTACACTGCTGCGCCGGCCGTCGCCGCAGCAGACTGGATACGAACTCGTCCGGGCACTGGTGTCGGATCTCGCGCTGTATGACAACGCCTATCTGATGATTCTCCGGCGATCGAACACCGAGCCGGGCGCCCCGAACGTGGAGCTGCGCACCATCCGGCCGTCATGGATCACAGGAACGGTGAAGGCTGACGCTTACGCAGTGGAGGCGTACAACGTACGGTTTCCCGACCACCCTGGCTCATTCTCAATCCCCGCTAAGAACGTGCTCCACTTCCACGGTTGGCAGCCAGCCGAGGAGCGGTTCGGCTCGTCGGCCGTCCACTCCCTCAAGGCGATCCTGGCTGAGCAGATCCATTCGACCCGCTTCCGTGAGCAGGTGTGGAAGCGCGGCGGCCGGATCAACGCCTTCGTGACCCGCCCCGCGACCGCGCCGGCGATGACACCCGAGGCGCGGACCAAGTTCCAGCGACAGTTCAACGAGGCGTACGCCGGCGACGGCGGATACCGTTCCGGTGGTGTGCCATTCCTGGATGAGGGCGCAGAGCTAAAGCAGCTCCGCTTCTCTGCCAAGGAGGAGCAGTGGGTGGAGGCAACGAAACTCTCCCTCCAGACCGTCGCCGCCGTCTACCACGTGAACCCGACAATGGTTGGCCTGCTCGACAACGCGAACTACTCGAACGTGCGCGAGTTCCGCCGGATGCTATACGGCGAGACGCTAGGTCCGATCATCCGGCAGATCGAGGACCGGTTGAACGCATTCCTACTCCCGATGCTTGGTATTGACGATGGGCGGGTGTACGTCGAGTTCAACGTTGACGCGCGACTGCGTGGCTCCCAGGAGGAGCAGGCGGCGGTTGCCGCTGCCGCCGTCGGCGCACCGTACATGACTATCAACGAGTACCGCGCGCTACAGAACCTTCCCGCCGTTGAAGGCGGTGACGCGCTGGTGCAGCCGCTCAACGTCACCCAGAACGGTAGTCACGATCCCGTCCCCGCCGAGCTGAATCCGGACGACCCAGGGCCGGATGGGGCACTCAGCTCGAAGGAGGGCTATTGACATGAAGACGAAGAATCATGCCATCGGTCGCGTGAAGGCCGGACCTGATGACGGGCTCGCCGAGGGCGAGTTCCTGGTCTACCCGGCCACATTCACCCGCAACCCGGACAGCTACGGCGACGTGATCGCCAAAGGTGCGTTCGCCGCGGACATCACGCGGTGGAAGGAGTCCGGGAATATCCTGCCCGGCCTGTTTGGGCATCGCCTCGATGACCCGGACTACTACGTCTCCGAGGTCATCGACATGGGTGAGGACGACCACGGTTGGTGGGTCAAGGGACGGTTCGACCTCGAATCGCCGAAGGGGATGCAGGTATATCGGCTCGTCAAGGGCCGCCGGCTAACCCAGCTCTCGTTCGCGTTCGACACCCTCGATAGCGGCGAGGTCACGCTCGACGATGGCACGAAGGCCAACGAACTCCGGGAACTCAAGGTGTACGAGTTTTCATTCGTCCCTGTAGGCGCGAATCAGGAGACGTCGGTGGTCGCAGTGAAGGCAATGGCCGAGGCCATAACTGCCGATATCAAGGCTGGGCGCGTGATCTCAAAGAAGAACGAGGATTCACTACGCACCGCGTACGAGGCGATCGGCGAAGTACTCGCCAGTCTCGCACCCGAAGATGTGGAGAAGGCCAACGGTGATAGCCCGTCGCGTGAAGCGGCCAGCGATTCGGCGTCCGCCACTCCTACGAAGGAGAAGGAAGACCTGATCGTGGACTTCTTCAACACCATCCGATCCCTAGGAGGGGACCAATGAATCTCAAGAAGGAACGCGAGGCGCTGATCAAGAAGGCGTCCGAACTGATCGACGCCCGTAGGGCCGCCGACGAGACGCTGACCGACGATGATCGCGCCGCTCTCGCCGACTACAAAGAGAAGATCGACAGCTACGGCAAGCAGATCGAGCAGGCATCCGAGGACGAGGCGCTGATCGCCGCGATCTCCAAGTGCGCACCGACCGCCGGTGGTGACGACGACGCCCCGGCCGGCGGTCCTGCTGCCGATGAGCCGAAGTCGCTCGGTGCGCACTTTGTCAAGCACGCCGCCGAGCGCCTGACCCAGGTCAAGGGCATGTCGGGTGCGTCGGTGTCGGTGCCGGAGTTCAAGGCAGCAACCGATACTCACGGGCTGACGTCGTGGACTGCGGGCGTCCCGTATCTGACCGACTGGGATCGTACAGTCGTGCAGGGCTACCGCCCCGAGGTAACCGTCGCCTCACTGCTTGGCAGTGGCTCGATCTCGGGTAACGCCATCAGCTACCTGGTGGAGGCCGCCCGCGCGGGAAACTTCGAGACCGTCGCGGAAGCCGGGGCGAAGCCGCAGTTCAGCTACGGCAACCCGACCACGGTGACCGACGCACTCAAGAAGATCGCCGGCTTCATCAAGCTCACCGACGAGTTCTTGGAGGACGCACCTTTCCTCAAGTCGGAGATCGACGGCCGACTGCTGTATGACCTCGCGTGGTTCGAGGAGCAGCAGCTACTCAACGGAAACGGCTCGGGTCAGAATGTGCTCGGTCTGCTGAACCGGTCCGGTATTCAGACCGAAACCGGGGCGTCGGTCGCTGACAATCCGGATGCGATCTTCCGGGCGATCACGAAGGTGTCGACCGGTTCGGGTTTGCGAGCTGATGGTGTGGTCATCAACCCGACCGACTACCAGTCGTTGCGTCTGGCGAAGGACGGCAATGCCCAGTACTACGGCGGGGGCTTCTTTGCCGGCCAGTACGGCCAGGGTGGGATTCCGGAGAATCCGCCGCTGTGGGGCTTGCGGACGGTGGTCACTCCGGCGATCGCTGCAGGCACCGCTCTCGTGGGCGCGTTCGGCCAGTCGGCCACCCTGTACCGCAAGGGCGGGATTCGTGTGGAGGCCACCAACTCCAACGCCACTGACTTCACGTCCAACCTCGTCACGATTCGCGCCGAGGAGCGTGTCGCACTCGCTGTCCGTCGCCCGCTCGGCCTCGTCAAGGTCACCCTCGCCGCCGGCGTGTGAGGTGATCGGGCATGGACGAGTACGTCGTTGACGTGAACGGAATCCCGCATACAGTGCAGGCGACCGCCGAGGATGCGAAGGCCCGCGGGCTGGAGCTCAAGGCGAAGCCGGTAGCGAATAAGGCTCGCCGCCGGACGGTGAATAAGGCTGTCGTCAGTGACGAGTCCTGATCATGGGTTGACCCCGGCATCGTTGGGTGTCGGGGTCTCCCAGGGCCAGATTGATCAGGCTGTCGGCCTGGTGCGAGCGTTCTGTGGCTGGCATGTGTGGCCGGTCGTGACCGAGACGCTGATTGTGGACGGCGTGGGCGGTGTTGTGTTGACACTCCCCACACTCCAGGTCACGGACGTCGCCCTGGTGGTGGAGTCTGGCGTCGAGGTTGACGCGGACGGCTACGAGTGGTCGGCGTCGGGCGATGTCAAGCGGGTCGGCGGGTGCTGGACGACCCGCTGGCGCGGCATTGAGGTCACGCTTACGCATGGCTTCGAGATATGCCCGCTGC